TACCTGTTGTTTCATTAACAGACTCTTGAAGACTATAATTTATATTTGCCATATTGTTTGTGTAATCAAATCTATATGTGCCTGTTGCAATATCTGTTGCTGATGATGTATTGAAACTATCTCTTATGGCTATAGTTCCAGTGCCATCTAAGTTACCCCAATGTTTACATAAACTTTGAACAGTATTCTGTGTAACGCTTGTACCACCATCAGACTCATACACAGATGTATTCTTAATTCTTATGTCTGTTCCTAATGAGCCACCAGTCTTTCGTATTGTATCTACAAATATTTCACTCACGAAGTTACCAACCTTCCACCACTTTCAACTGTGAGAGTTACACCAGATGCAACTGTTAAGGGACCTGTAACTTGTGCATTCTCTGTAGCAAGTATAGTTATGTTTGAAGTTAAAGATTGTGCATTTGTTCTAAACAATCCACCACCTTTAAAGTTACCTTTATTCTCATCTGCTGGTGTAACTGTGCCTGTCTGTGGTGCTAAAAAATTTACAAAAATATTATTCGTGCCACTCGAAGGTGCAGCCGTAAATGTTAATGTTGTGCCATCTGGTATGGTGTATGCCGATGTATCTTGAACAACACCATCAACAGATACAAGAACATCTTGAACCGAACTTACAGTTCTGTTCAATGTAAATGTAGTGTCTGAGTTGTCTCCATTAAATCTTTGAACAGCAGTTGTAGCCTCAAAAGTTGTGACTGGAGCTTTACCAATAAAAGGCATTATGTAATCTCCATGTAAGATAAAGCAACATCTGTTGCACCTGTTGCACTAACTGATATGCTATCAGACGCTTCTAGTACAACTTTATTACCAGCTAAAAGTTCTAATGATGATCCTGCTGGTATGGGTGCATTTGTAATAAGTTCAACTGGTTGATTAACTTCATCATTATTGTTTGTTCTACTACCTGTGTCAGATGTTAATGTTACTGTAGCAGTAACTTGACTTGTCGTTGTATTTCCTAATATTAAACCTAAGATTATAGTTGTTGTGCTAGTTGCAACTGTGTAGATCACATCTGCACTTGTCACTCCTGCTTTACTTGATAATTTAAATGTATTTGCCATGTTATCATCCTAACGCTATTGCTAAAGCTGTTGCCTCGTTGGCTGCATCTGTAGCACTTGTTGCACCTATGTCAGACAGTACCTCTGATGCACTTCTACTTTCTAAACCATTTGCAGTAAATCTTGCAAACTCATCATCGGCTACACTTGAACTATCTATCTTTACTGCATTAGTATTTGATATACCAAATGTTAAAGAGGCTTGACCCCCTATATCACTTAATACTTCAGATGCACTTCTGCCCTCTATTGATGTTCCATCTACACGCAAGAAATCGTTATCAGCTACACCTGATGTAAATACTGGTACATTTGTGTTTGATATACCAGTGGCTGCAACTGCGGCTGTGCCTAATCCTAATGTTGTTCTTTGAGCAGCGGCATCTGCGTCATCAAGCAACGCTTTACCTGCCGATGTTAAATCATATGTTGATGCAGTTCCAGATCCAGTGAATTGTATTCCTTTATCTGCCGCTGATGTTAAACCAGCCAAGGCTTGTAACTCTGCATCTAATCTTGCGTTTGCTACAGTTCCAGATAATTGAGAAGCATCAATAGTTTTATTTGTTAATGTTTGTGTTCCAGTATCAGAAACAAGAGTCGCATCTGCATTACCTATGGCACTGCCACCAGGCAATGTTAAAGTGTTTGTTGCTGCCACACTATGCGGCTGAGGTGATATAGTTTGTGCATGATTATTACTTACTTCACAATATAATTTAAATTGACCAACAGCACCACTATTACTTCTAAGCTCTAAAACACCACCATTGACTGTAAGATCATCTCCTACAGATAAATCTGCACCTAATGTTGCATTACCACTTGCATCCAAAAACACAGTCTTGGATGCTGGTAGTGTACAAAATATAGTTTTAGTTCCCGCACTAAAGTTGACTGCATTATCACTATTAGAACTGCTAATAACTGTTGTTCTAGCTATAGTGCTAGAGTCACTATTTAATGTACCTAAACCAACTTCAAACTCTGCGGTGCCTGGTAATGTTACTGCATAGTATGTTGTATTAGAATTACCAACTCCAGTGCCAAAAGTTTCAAAACCAGTTACTGCACCCGCTAAAGTAAAGGTGCCAGTTCCTGTTGTAGTGGTAGTTTCTTTTACTCTATCGTTTAATACCAATGCCATTATTTAAGCTCTATCGTTAAGTTGTTTGCATTTATTCTAAATATATCACCACTTGCTATTGCCTTACTTGCATCTAACGCACCTATAAATAATACATTACCACCAGATCCCACAACATCTAAACTGGCACTGGCTGCGGTTGTTATAAAAACATGAGTGATTGTATTGTTAGTCCCACCAGAGGCTGCAAATTCTATGTTAGCGGCATTTTTTATTGTCTGTGTGTCTGCTGATTCAGCAGTTAGCGTCCAGTTAGATGCAGTAACTTGTACCCTCGCATAGTTTGTAAACGTTGCTTCTGTTATTGTTGGGTCTCCAGACTCTCCAGTTGAATCATTAAAATTAGATACTGCCGTTGCTAGTCCAACATAAATGCTATCACCTGGTGAACTAAACGATGCGGCATTGTTTTTAAAAATAAAACTTAAAAGTCTATTTTCTAAAAAGGTGGTTGCTGCATTTGCTGTTGCCATTTTCTACTCCTATGTTCTCGGTCTTGATGGTAGACCAACTTTATATCCATCTGTATTTTCTCTAGCTTCGCCTAAATCTTTCAATCTTTGTAAACTTGCCATAAATAAATTCGTATAATTTGCAATAGTGTCTGCTTCACCTTTCATAAAAGCATAAGACTCAACTATTGAACCATATAATAAAGTAAAAGGTGCATTTGTACTCAACCAAGTTGTACCACTATCACTACCCGCAGTTAGACTTGTTGGTCTATAATAATAATGAAGTTCTATTGTATAATTACTATTTGGTGTTGGAGCTAACATAAAATTGTTTTGATCAAATCTAGCATAATATTTAGGGAGTCCAGTGGTTGTTGCTGCTGGTGTATACTCTCTTAAAAAATTAACATCTTTTGGCAATAAAAAACTCTCTGATCCAGATGTTGTTATTTGTAGCGAGAACGAAGCTAAATAGTCTGAGGGAACTGTTAGAAATTGATCAGATGAAGTTAAAGTGCTAGTAACATTTTTCCTAAAAATTTCTAAGTCAACAGTTTCAAATATTTTGTTTTCTGCACCTTTAATAAAATTATCTAAATTATTTACAAATGTGGTTTCTGAATTATCTACATAATCTTGAATCGCTGTTTTTAATGTTGCTAAAGTAAAACTCATTAATTTGTTATAGTGACTGGTCCAGCACTTGCGAACCCTCCACCACCTCTCTGTACAAAACTAGCAGTTGTACCTGCTGAAAACGAATAATTGTTCGTATCTACTACTGTTATTGAAAAACCAGATGACGAATTAATCGTTGATGATGCAATGCCGCCAACACTTACAACATCTCTAAAACGAACAGTATCACTTGTTGATCTGCCATGATTTGGTTCATTAACAGAAACTGTTTGTGAACTTGCTGTAGTTGAAAAAGCATTTAAAGGAAGTAAATTTGGAACAGCAGTTTCATCTCTGTCAGGTCGAGCCTCTCTTATAGCTTCCGCATCAGCTCTTGTTCTTAACGGCTCTAATTGTGGATGTTTTTCTTCATACTCATCTTTTCCAACAATAGAGCCATTCCATTCTTTTCTAGTGTCTTTAAGACGATACCTAAATCCTGATCTATCTGATATTCTGTAAGCGTATTTTCCAGTAGCAAAAGCCATACTAAACCCTATAATAATCCAGTTTAGGAACCACATTAAATGCAGATCTATCTCTATCTTCAGCCATAGCTCTATCAAACTCTTCTTCGTAAACTGTTTTAAGAAGTTGTATTCTATCTGGTGCTTTTTTCATAGCTATATAATAAGCTAAACCTGCAGTAAGGCAAGGTATAAACCTAAAAGGTATTTCCATCGTGTTAACTTGTGTATCTGCATCTTGTATTCTAGTCAAAGCGTCATAATGAATTACATCCGTGCTATTCTCTGGTGTTGGAAAAATTTTTAGATTTGGAGTTATCTGTCTATCCAAAAAATACTGAGTAGGTCTACCAGTAGATGTTTTGTTAGGTAAATTTAAAAAAGCATCTCTACTAATTCTTGTCATTGTAAAATCTGTGCCACTTCTTCTTACAACTAAAGACAGTATGTCAATTAAATCTGTTCCAAGTGAATATTCAGAATCATTTGCTGTTAGAGCTTGTGTTCTTTGTTCTATTGTCCATTGATTTAAGCCACGATTTGCCCACTCAGCAAGCATTATATTTAAAGAACGCTTCGCAGTTTGCAAATCGTAACCAGTCCTTGTTTCTAAGCCACATCTTTCATAAGCTTCTTCAATGTACTCAGCTACATCTAAATCAAAGTTCGTGGAACTAGAAGTTGTCATTAAGCTTTACCGCCTTTATTCATCTTCTTCATTGCCATTCCGCCACCACGCATTTTTTTAGCCATGCCACCGCCACGCATTTTTTTTGGTTTCATAGCCATGCCGCCACCTCTCATTTTTTTAACTTTGCCACCTTCCATCATTTTTTTAGCAGCATTTTTTAATTGATCGCCCATAGCCATCATTTTTTTAGGACTCATTGCCATATTTCACTCCTTTTAAGATTATTATAGTATTGTTGCCTTTGCTCATAAATATCTTCTACATTATAGTTACTATAATATTTATCATAATAACCAAGTTTCTTCAATTTATTTGCACTCTCTTGTAGCTTTGTTAATCGTTGAACGAATATCAAAGCATATTCTTCCTTTACAATTTCTGCAAACGTACCATCGTCTATAAGTTCATTCACATCATCGTCAGGGTGGAATCCCATAATCCAAATATCTTTTTGTTTATAATCTCCTTTATGAATTTTTTCATTTACATCACTTAAATGTTTATGAAATTTTTCATTTTTTTCAAAACACATATCAACAATAATTATTAGATCTTTATTATCTTTAAAACAATCAATTAAAGTATCTAAACAGTAATATGAATGTGTATTTTTAAAAGCAAAACCAACTCTTTTATCTTTCCAAGCAGTCTTTGCAAAAGGACACGAAGGTAAGTTGTTATAATTTTTATTTGGCTTTTCTAAAGCATATCTTGACCACTCACGGATTTCTTCACAAATTTGATCTTCTATGTTTTTATACTCGTCCATTATTTTCTCTTTTTACGCCTTGCAGCAGCTACTCTCCTTGGTTTACCTGCTGGTTGACCTAATCTCTTTTTTTGTGCTATTCGTTTTCTTTTTTCTGAAGCAGACATCTCAGATGCAGTTTTTGGAGTTTTACTTGAAATACGTTTAGTAGGTCTGCAATATGGAGTGCCACGTTTTTCACCTTTTTGTCTACCACATTTTTTGCCAGTTCTTTGATCTTTCCAATCTTCTTTAAACCATCGTTTAAGAGCTAGACCAGCTTTTGTTTTACGAACAGCCATTATCTAAACTTTGTTACTTTTCTTCTGTTGCTCATGACTACACCACAACCTCTTGCTATATTTGGATTTTTAGTTTTTCTTTTACGAGTTTGTTTTGGTACAGATCCACCATTTTTCATTTCTATTAATCCACCTTCAGCTTTTTTCTTGGCTTTTTTACCACCTTTACCATAGTTGGCTGCTCCTACCTTTCGGCACTTTGCAATGGCTCCTGAAGCATAAGCACTTGGAAAAACTCTGTAGCGAGCTTTTACTTTATGATAACAAGCGTCTTTAGGCATAATTTATCTCCTTCTTATTTTCCAACAATTGCACATCCATTCTTTTTTTTTGCATCTCAAACATACTTTTACTGGCTCACCTCTTACTACTTCGCCTTTTTTTAGCGGCACAATGTGCTCTTTGAGAAAATCCTTTAGGTCGTTTACAATTGATCTTCCTCTTCCTACTGGCACTCCATTTCCTTTTCTGTGGTGGCTTTGACACTTGTCGTGACATTTGTGCCCTGCCCATCACCATTAAAAAAACTTCTCAAGAACTGCAACACCAATTATTACTCCATATATTCCCCATAAACGGGTATCTAATTTATTTAATTTATTGTTAATGCCATCAAATCTAGCATTACATACTGACTCATGTTTTTCCAACATTTTTAATAATTCTTTACTTGTCATTTAACACTTCCATCGTCTTCTTGCTTGTCTTAATCTACTGTTAGGATTTTTAGCTGCTTTAGGAAACTTTTTCATTTGACCAGCAGATCTAGCACAAAATGACTTTCTTCTTTTAGCTGCTTTACTTCCTTTCTTAACTTTACCAGTAACGGCTGTTTTTAATTTACTACCTGGATTTTCACGTCTATATCGTGCAACTCCAGCTTTAGTCATTCCCGCACCACTTTTAGTGGAGCGGAAATACTTTTTGGTTTTTGGAGGCTGTTTATCTTGCCTTCTAGCCATTAATAGCTCTTTCTGACCTGCATAATAACAGTGTAAGTATCTGCTGAACTATGTCCTACAGTTGTAAACATAATGTCACCAGTTACACCAGAACTAGCTGGATTTACTAAACCACCAAATGATGTGTAATCGTGATGTCCACTTTGATTTTCGCCAAGCTCAATACAGAAATCATCTGTAGAAGCATCAAACAAAATTCTTACTTTCATTCCATTACATTGCCACCACATTTTTTCTATGGTTGCTCTAGTGCAAGCCTCACCACGAACATTTGTAGCTAATGCAGAAACATCAACTTTTTTGACTGCACTTTCACCTGAACCATCGGAGATATTAGTAAACTTAAAAACAGCGATTTGATTACCATCAATTAAGGTTTGAGAGGTAACTGCGTCTGCCATATTACTCTCCTATTACTGATCAGCAAAAGCTGGAACTGTTGTTGATGTAACAGTACCAAAAATTTGATAATTAGTTGTGTTTAATCCTATAATCGTAATATCAAATGCTTGTGGAACATTTAACTGCACACTACTGTTTGAGCTGCCATTTGAAAATACAGTTAAGTTATCTGCGTTTGTATCTAAATGAACAACTTGACCAATGTAAAAGTTCGTATTACCTGGTGTAATGATAAGAGCATCTGTTGCGTCTGCAGCTCCTCCAGCATACACAAATCTAAACATAGACCCAGCTATAGGTGCTGGTAATGTATAAGTGTTGTCTTGTGATCCATCTGGCACAAGTAAAATTCTACCACTGTGAGTGGCGTTTGTTAAAGCTACATTACCATCAGATAAACTTACAGGTCCATCACCTAGAGTTGTAACCTCTGTGATTGCTCCAGTTGAAGAGTTTTTACTAATAGTTTTAAGGGTGCTTTCAGATCTTATAGGACCTGAGAATGTTGTATTAGCCATGTAAATCTCCTTGTCTTGGCTATTGTCGAAGTTGATTCTTCGTCAAGGTTATTTAAGTATACACAAAAAAAAGGGGTCTGGAAAGACCCCTTTGTAAAAAACGAACAATTGTTCGCTTATGCACCTGGTGAGCCAAATACAGCACGAGGATCAGAAAAACCAAAGGCATAACGCTCTCTAGCTTTGTATCTCATGTTACCTGTATCAAAGTCAGCTTCCATGCTTGTGCTTAATGGTGTTCTTTCAAAGTATTTGAAACCATTAGGAGCATCAGTCTTAATGAAGAACGCATCTGTGTCTGTTAAGAAGTGGTTAATTGTATAACCCTCTGGTAACATACCCATGTTTTTAATTGCGTTTAAATCATTATCAGAAGTACCAACTCTTAAAGTTGACTCTAATAGTCTGTCTGCTACGAATTGTAATGCAGGTGGGATAATAAGTTTTGTCCCTCTTAATGCAACAATCATGTTTCTCTCATCAACAAAGTTTGAAATGTCAATAAGAGCATTTTCTAATGATGTTTCATTTAGATCTGCAGCAACTGATGGTTCATTTCTAAATGTACCACCACCACCTAATGGGTGATCTGTTGCACACAATTCTTTGCCATCACCACCAGTAAAACTGGAATCAAAAGCATTGTTTAAAACTGCAGCAGCTTTAACTTGCTTTGTGTGTGACATTGATCTTGCTAGTGCTCTTGTATATCTTCTACCAAGCTGATCATACAAGTTATCTTCCATTGCTTCTTCTGTTAATGCAAAAGCTAATGCAATAGTTTCCATTGTATAACGTGAAGTATATACTTCGTTTGCATCGTCAAATACAACGCCAGCACCTTCAGATTTTGTTTGTGCATTACCAAATCCACTTAACATTACTTCCTCTTCAAATGCTCTGTCAGAGGTTTCTGTCTCATAAATTTCTAAATGCTGTTGATCATAACGATCATATTCCATGCCGAATAAAGCGTTAAGACCAGGTTCTAGTTCTTTAACTAGTTGCGCTCTTGATATAGCCATATTCTAATCTCCCTTACGCTAATCCTGCACCATTTTGCCCAAATA